CAGCACTTCAAACCCGATTTGAGGGATTCTCATAACGGCGATTTCCAAGATGCCGTCCATGATCAGATGTTCACCCGTGCTTGGATTAAACATGAGGTACAAGGTCGGATCGTATGCCTGAAGCTGCTCTTCGACCATGTAAAGATCATTTTTCATGTTGGTTTGAAACCCGTGTAACCAATGTCTGTTCATAAAACCTCCAAAAAAAGGGGACCCGAAGGCCCCCTGTGATGTGATTAGTATCCGCTTGGCACGCTGATGTCTTGCAGTTCGCCAAATGCCCGGCGATCGTTGCAAATCAATGTCTCGTAGCAGAACGCCGTTGCTTCATATGCCGGCGTGTTGGCTACGCGGTGGAACATGCTGCCGTCTTCCTCCATGAATTGAAGGTCGGCGGTGTAGTAGATGGCGATGTCGTCCCAGTTACCGAACCAGATCGAGTTCGTGTCCTTGTACCGGTCCACGATCATCGGCATGCCGTCAAACTCCAACGCGTCATAGCCGCCTTCCAACTTCATCGGGTTGGTGTAGCGCTTCATGCTGGTCAGATAGGACTCATACGCAGCACGCACGCCGTGAGTAGTACCCAGCCATTGCACCTTTTTGCCGCTTACGATGTCGATACGGTCGATTACCGAACGAATCCGTTGGTCAGATAGCGCAATTGGCGTTCCTGCCGCTGCTGCGTTACCCATCACTGTTGCCACCCACCATGGATAGGTAGCCACATCCAAGCCTTGCAGGGTGCTTGTTTTGGAGATGATCTTACCCAGTCCGACAGGATCCAGGTTGAGCGTACCGGTCACGACAGCAAAGTCATTCGCGGCGGTGGTGATGTTGGAACCGCTAATGGTGATGGTTTTGTTGTCGTAATTGATTGCCGTGATGGTCTTAGCGGTTTGGTCGACCGTTGTGCCATCGCTGTCAATAATATCGATGATTTGACCAATGAAGAAGTTCTTCACGTTGTCGACGGCCAGCGTGGTCGAGGTCGAGGTTCCCGAGAATGTACCAAGTCTGCCCGATCCATCTCCCATAATGGCCCGGCGTTTGTAGTTCTGGAGGTCTGTGGTCAGCCCCTTCACTTCGGCTTCCATCTCTTTCAGGTAGGTGGCCGAATCCTTCTTCGACGCTTGAATCGCGGCGTTGGACACCTGCAAGCGACCGTGAATGTAGGAGACGTTCCCAGTCGATGCTTTGTAGGCTTGGTTGCCTGCGGTTGGGAGCGTACCCGTTTCAGTCCCGGCCCCTACGCCTGCGTTTCGTCCGAAGTGATGCGAGATGGAGAAGTTTTTCCCGCCGCCCTTGATTTCTTCGGCATTCTGCATCAGCTTTAGGATGAAATAGTTCGAACCGTTGTTCACCAGTTCTTTAATTTTCGGCAGATAGTCGATTTTCAACGCATCTGCAATGGTCGATAATGTTGCTGGCATGTGGTCACGCTCCTATTATTGTGGGGTTTTGCTCGCTTCAAGGCGAGCTGCTGTGTGCCTCTGAAGCTCTTTCCAAGACATCTTGGATGTGTCGACACTCTGAATCCCGGCTGCACCGACAGAGCCCTCTACTTTCGGAGCCTGCTTGCTGGCTAGGTATTTGCTGATGACTTCCTCTTCCCTAGCAGCGGCTTTCTTCTCGAATTCCTCTGCTTTCATCGCCTTCAGCGCAACATCCGGCCGGCTAACACCGTTTTCGTGCATGTACTGCCACATTTCCATGTGGTCGACACCCTTGTCCTTGCAGAACTCCTTCAGCGATGTTTCGAATTTCTGGCGCTCCGCCTGTTGTTGCTGTTGTTGCTCCAATTCATCTGCTTTTGCGGCCTTTGCCTCCAGCATGTCGATGCGTTTTAGCACTTCTGGAGTCAAATTCTCTTTCGCTGCTCGCTCTTGCAGGCGATCCAACTCGATCCGCTCTTTTAACGTCATGGCGTCTAGTCCATTGATTTCTTGGAAATAGGCGCTCAGTTCTTTGTGCGTCTCGTAGTCTTTGTACTTCTCGCTGACTTCCTTCTCCCACTTCTCCCGCTCGGCCCGAATTGCTTTCTCGCTATGCTCCCGCAATCGTTTGGCAAACGAACCCTCGGTTTCAGTAGGTGTTGCTGCTGGCGTTTCATCCTGCACAGAGGCGGTCTCTGTACTAGCGGCTGTGTCCGCTCCCTCAACGCTAGGGGATGAATCGCCAATATCCCCATCTAGGTTATAGAAGGGGTGTAGCTTGATTTTGAACATGGTAAATCCTCCTTAGTGGGCGGCGCAACTCCACCATCAACGCCGACGAATAGTGAATATAGAAAGGGCTCCGGTAGTCTCAACCGAAGCCCGTTAGAAGTATGCGATTATTCCGGTTGCCTCGGTGCCGGTTTCCAGCACTTTCACAACAGAGATTTCATGAATGACATCTATCGCAAGACCAGGAATCGTGACAATCGACCCATCGAACATTTGCACAGCTACCGCCCCAGTGACATGCACGCTAATGCCTCTCGTTTCCGTTACCAGAACTGCATCATCGTCGGGTGTAACTTCTATTGCTCCTCTATACGGAACATTCACCTCGCTGCACCCCCTTTCATGCTCGACGTTTGGAGTGCGGTGCGTGCCTTAATGAGATCACTTTGCATCTTGGCTTGTTGATCCATTTGCTTCATCTGCATTTGGTGCTGACGGCCTTTTTCGGCTTCCTGCACCTGCGTTTGCTGTTGCGAAGCTTCCGCATCCTGTTGTTGCTGCACCATAGCCTGTTCTTGCGCCATCTGCTGCATCATCGGAGCGTTCAAGCGGTCGACATGCTTCTGATAGTGAATGTCTACCAGTTGCCTGATTTCAGGAGGAAGCTGCCGGTAACGCGAAGTCTTCCGGAATGTGTTGTGAATGAGGATGTGTACCTCGTCATCATCAGAATCCCAAATGTCAGGAAACCCTTCAGGGAGGGGCGGCAAAGAATTCCCCCATTCCTGTTGAGGGATCATGTACTCCTGCAAGACCGCAACGGTCGTTTGGTACTCCATCACGTATTGCTGCACCATCGCCATCATCTGCGGATCTTGCGCCATGTCCTCGAACTGCTTATCCTCCAACTTGGCGTTGTTTTCGTCCAATTGGTACTGTTCAAACAGTTCGGTAGAATCGCCCATATCCATCAAACGAAGCAATTTATTGGCGTCCGGCGTACCATCTCGCTTCTGGATCGCCCCCTTGTCCCACATCAGCATAATTCGTTCATGCTGGGCGGCTTTCATCTCCGGCAACGAAGACCCTTGAATGACCGTGATATCCTCGTTGGTCAGGGTCGAAGCGTTGAAACTGATCAACTCAATTTCGTTGTTCTCGCCTAGGATGCGTCCCTGTCGCTCCTCCGTGTAATGTTTTTTCATCAAGTGGAGAATGCGCTGCATGACCTTCTTCATGCCTTGCTCATAGTTGGTTCCACCGACGGTGAGCTTCTCGTTCTCTTGCTCCACCATGATTTGCAAACCGCCAAGGGTATCCAACCCCTTCGGCATACGGCCCTGAGAGACTTCCCTAGAGCCTGACATATCGTCGAGGTCCATTGCGTCATTGGCGAGGTCGCGATCATAGAACGACGGGATGTCAGGCGCTTCAGCCCTCTCAGGCTTCATGCCGTTTACTGGGTTGTAGTGTACGAATCCGCCTTCTTCGTTGGCCAGTTCTTCCTCGTCCACATTTGAACCCAATGGTAGTAGCCAGAGTGTGTTCCCTACGCGCTTGGCATGGGTCGCGATCATGCTTCGCTTGACGTTGATGCCACGTTGAACCGGCACCATATCCGTCACGATCGCGTCGAACGTCAGATTGCCAGGAATCGGAATGTACCCGAACAAGGTATACGGCAGCTCGCCAGCTTCTTCGTTGTAATCGAGCTCTTGATTACCTGCAATGGTGACTTTCAGGCCCTTAGGATACTTCTTGCACGGCTTGTACCAGAGTTCATACACGAGAGCCATATTCCGCTTACGGGCGACCTCGTTCGACGAGATACCGTCTGAATTGACTCGGGTTAGGTCGTAACTGTTCAAATAGTCGATATTCCCGTCAGGGTCTACCTTCTTCCCATACTCCTCGAAGATTTCGTCCACATCACGCGCCTTGCGCTCCACGATCCAGCGTATCTCATCCTCAGTGGTGGCTGACGGGTCCGCAAAGATCGTGAGAGGATCACACACGCGGGCGCATATCTTGCCTGTATGTAC